CAAGCTGGGAAAATGGGCGCTATGTCTGCACAACCGGCAAAGCGCAAAGGCACAAACACTGTGGATCCGCTGGAGAGCCTTAATCAAAAGATGGCTGGCCGCACACAAGGGAAATCGCTCGATGGTTTAGCGCCTGGATTAAAGAAAAAGAAAACGTCCCTTATGGGTACGCTAGGAAACATGTAATGCAGATATCACCCACGATAGCAGCGCTGGATCGCCGTTACCAAACGCTCCAGACGCAACGGTCAAATTGGGAAAAGCATTGGCAAGAGCTTGCCGACTATATGCTGCCGCGCAAAGCTGACATCACGAAAAAGCGCACACAAGGTGATAAGCGCACAGAATTGATCTTTGACGGCACTGCAATTCACTCTGTGGAGCTATTGTCATCATCCCTGCATGGTATGCTCACCAGCCCGTCCACACCTTGGTTTAGCTTGCGGTATCGGGATCCGGCATTGCAAAACGATGATGCGGCCAATGAATGGCTAGAGATTTGCCTGGCACAAATGTACCAGCACTTTAACCGGTCAAATTTTCAGCAAGAGATCCATGAACTGTATTATGACCTAGTCGTGTTTGGCACAGCTGCGTTTTATGTGGATGCAGATAACCAGGGTTTACGCTTTGCGTCACGCCACATTGCTGAGATCTGCATAAGCGAAGATGCCAAAGGAGCTGTTGATACGGTCTATCGTAAGTTTGATATGACCGCGCGCGCAATGGAACAGCGCTTTGGCAAAGACAACTTGCCCAGGGATTGCCTAAGTGACCTGGAAAATGACCCGTACAAAGAACACAAGGTCATCCATGCGGTCTATCCACGCGGCGAAACCAAAGGCAAAATCGGTAAACTTAAAGCAGTTGCATCGGTTTACTATCACGCCGATTCAAAGCATATGCTGAGTGAAAGCGGATTTGATGAATTCCCGTTCATGGTTCCGCGTTTTGTCAAAGACAGTGTAAGCACATATGGGCGATCACCGGCAATGACGGCACTGCCGGACGTAAAAATGCTGAACAAAATGTCAGAGGTGACAATTCGTGCAGCGCAAAAGCAAATCGATCCACCACTGATGGTGCCGGACGATAGCTTTATGATGCCGATCCGCACCACACCTGGTGCATTGAATTTCTATAGATCCGGAACCCGTGATCGTTTGGAGCCGCTCAACATCGGTGCAAACAATCCACTAGGGCTGGCAATGGAGCAAGAAAGACGGAACGCTATCCGTCAGGCGTTTTATGTCGATCAGTTATTGATGTCCAACGGGCCAACAATGACTGCGACAGAAGTGTTGCAACGCAATGAAGAGAAGATGAGACTCCTTGGGCCAGTATTGGGCAGATTGCAATCTGAGCTTCTACAACCTCTGATATCTCGATCATTCGCGTTGTTGCTCAGGGAAGGCCTCCTCCCTGCCGCCCCTGAGCAGTTACAAGGCCAAGACATTGACATCGAGTATGTCAGCCCACTGGCCAAGGCGCAGCGCCTTACAGATCTGCAAGCAATGCTACGCGGATTTGAGGTCATGATGCAAGTCGCAGAGATCGCACCGGTCATGGATTACCTGGATAGCGATAGATTGGTGCAATACCTGGTCGAGGTCACTGGCATCCCAGCGCGCGTCATTAGAAGCGATGAAGAGGTCGCACAGATGCGCAGACAACAACAAGAACAACAAGCCGCAATGCAACAACAGGCTGATGCAATGATGCAATCAGAAATGGCGCAAAACCTCGCGCCGATGGTTAAAGCGGTTGGTCAAACACAATGAAGCAACTAGAAGAATTAAAACTGAACTATCGCCGGACATTTAACACCGACGATGGTCAAGTGGTCTTAGAAGATCTCAAAAAACGGTTCGCTTTTGAGACAACGACATTTTCGGACAACCCATATCAATCTGCATTTAACGAAGGTCAGCGATCAGCTGTGCTGAGTATTGTCCGAATGCTGGCCGAAGGGAAGGAACCACAATGAGTGAAGACGTAGCAGTAGACGCTGGCGGCGAAGGGGGAGCAGCCGAAGCGGTAGCCACATCGAGCTTTTTGGATAGCGTTGACGAGAAATATCGCAGCAACCCAAATCTAACCAAGCACACAGACATCAATAGCTTGGCGCAGTCACACATACATTTGAACAGTATGATAGGCGCGGATAAGATTGCGCGACCACAAGAAAACTGGTCGGATGATCAATATAACCAGTTCTACACTGACATCGGCAGACCAGCGTCTGCAAAAGAATATCAAATAGCTGGGCCGGATCCAGATGATGCAGCCTGGAACCAATACAAAGAAGCAGCACACGCGGCTGGCCTTAGTCAGCGCCAAGCGCAACACATGGCTGATTTTCTTAACCAGGCATCAGAATATGGCGCGCAAGAACGTCAAGGTGCCATTGAGCAACTAAAGCAGCAAACCAAAGACGATCTGACACGCGAGTGGGGCCAAGCGGCAGTGCAACGTGTTGCAATGGCAAACAACGCGGCAGAGCGTTATGGTTTTGCTGATATGTTAGAAGACATTGTTTTGGAAGATGGTCGCCAGCTGGGTGACGTTCCAGAAATAATAAAGATGTTTGCGCAGATCGCGCAAGACATCGGCGAGGATACTCTTGTGGGTGAAACCAAAGAGTTAGTTATGACTCCGGATGAGGCAAAGCGTAAGTATAGTGAATTAATGGCCACACCAGCTTACACTGAGAAATTTCATCCAGAGCATGATTGGACTGTGAAAGAGGTCGAAAAACTCTTTCAACAGGCTTATAGTGGATAACCGTAAGGCCCACGCGCCAAACTTGTGTGGCAAGTGGAGTGACTGCCCGTAGCAGTAAGTATGGCCCCGTTAGGGATAACCACGCGCAGTAATCTGAAAACCTAAACTGTAGAAGGAACTCTGAAATGGGTATCATTACTACGGCCTTTGTTAATCAGTTTTCTGCAAACGTCCAAATGCTTTCACAGCAAATGGGTACTAAACTGCGCTCAGCAGTTGATGTGGAAACCGTAACTGGTGAAAAGGCTTTCTTTGAGCAAGTTGGTTCAGCGGCAGCAGTAGTGCGCACAAGCAGAAATGCAGACACGCCTCTTGTTGAAACACCGCATGAACGCAGAATGGTCACTATGGCTGATTATGAGTACTCCTCATTAATCGATGACCAGGACAAAATCCGGATGTTGATTGATCCAACATCTTCATATGGCAAAGCGGCTGCAGCTGCTATGGGGCGTTCAATGGATGATGTTATCATCTCTGCCGCTCTTGGTACTGCAAAAACTGGCAAGGACGGCTCTACAAGCACAGCGCTACCGTCAACGCAAAAAATTGCGCACGGAAGCTCTGGTTTGACACTAGCTAAATTGTTGCAAGCCAAAAAGATCTTGGACAAAAATGATGTGGATCCATCGATCCCTCGTTACATCGTTTGTGGTGCAGATCAAATTGAAGATTTGTTGAACAACACAACAATCACATCAACCGACTTCAACACAGTGAAAGCTCTCGTCCAAGGCGAGATCAATCAGTTTGTTGGGTTCACTTTCATTACGTCCACACGATTAACGACAGACAGCAATAGTGACCGCCAGGTCATCGCATTTGCATCAGACGGCATTAAACTAGCGGTTGGCAAAGAGCCAGTTGCGCGTATTGATGAGCGTCCTGACAAATCATATGCGACCCAGGTCTACTATGCTCAGACCATCGGTGCGACACGGATGGAAGAGAAAAAAGTCGTTGAAATCGCGTGTACAGAATAAGGAGACTGAAATATGGCTACTGTTTATTCCGCACAGCGAACAAATTCACGCGCCACACCAGTGGTGATGAATCAAGCTAATGAACTGGGCGGTCGTATCCGCGTGGCTCATGGCACATACGAAGCATCTGCATTGGCATCTGGCGATGTCATCGAGATGTTTGTACTACCAAACGGCGCACGTTTGTTGGAAGGCTCCCTAGCGCATGACGCTCTAGGTGGCTCAACAACATTGTCTGTCGGTCACGCTGCATACAACAACGCAGATGGCACAGCTGTTTCAGCTGCCGCTGCCGCGTACAAAGCAGCCGCTGCATCAACATCAGCACAAAAAGTTGATATCCTTGCGACACTAGCTCTAGGCTCCGGCTCAGAACTAGATGCTGACCAGGATGGTGTGACGGTCACTGTGACAATGGGCGGTGCAGCTGGCACTGGCACCATTGAGGTAACGATCAAGTATGTGGTCGATTAAATAAGTTGGGGCGCGCAAGCGCCCCTTCTTTTTTGTATGGAGAACATCAATGACATCAACAGTTGATATTTGTAATTACGCTCTCAACATGCTGGGTGCGTCTACAATCTCCGCACTTGATGAAAACTCGAAAACCGCCCGTATCGTAAATCAAAGATACGAGAGTGCGCGTGATTTCGTGTTTAGGGAGCATATCTGGAATTCGCTTATTCGCCGTGCAGAACTCGCACAAGATACGGAAACACCGGCATTTGGATATGATTATCAATATCCGTTACCGACAGAACCGTATTGCTTGCGTGTGCTAGAGTTTTCCAACGGCTCAATGAGTTATCCACAAGACAACATGATGACCAATTCCGGTGGGCCATCATTTGTCATTGAGGGACGCAAATTGCTGACCGATGAAGGTACAGCAAAAATCAAATATATCGCGCGCATTACTGATCCAAATGAGTATGATGCCGGTCTAATTGAAACCCTGGCAGCATATCTTGCGTCTGAGATCTGCTACGCGGTGACCGGATCCACCAGCATGGTGCAAATCACATACTCAAAATACGAACAGATTATGCGCAATGCGCGCCACACTGATGCAACAGAGGGCGCAACAACGCGCCTGGAAGCTTCTGACTTTATCGAGAGTAGATTTTAAATGGCAAGATCTGCACCTAGTTTTAGCTCTTTCGTTGCTGGGGAAATCAGCCCACGGCTGGAAGGGCGCACAAATCTAGAGAAATACCGCAACGGGCTGTCGAATTTAACCAATATGGTTGTGATGCCGCATGGCGGCGTTACGCGCCGTCCAGGCACTGAATACTTAGGCGAGGTCAAGGATAGCTCTGTCAAAACAAGACTGATCCCGTTTCAGTTTAAAACAAGCGACACATACATTCTTGAGTTTGGTGACCAGGTCATGCGCGTGTATCGCGATGATCTGTCGGTCTTAGAGAGTTCGTCTAAAACAATTACGGGTGCCACCCAGGCAAATCCGGTTGTGATAACGTCAACGTCACACGGGCTTAGCAATGGTGACGAGGTTTACGTCGATAGCCTTGGCGGCATGACTGAGGTCAACAACCGTAATTATCTAGTTGCTAATGTCACATCGAATACATTTGAACTACAAAACCTATTTGCTGAAAACATCGATGGCACTGGGTTCACAGCCTACACATCCGGTGGGTCAGCAACAAAGATCTATGAGGAAACAACACCATACGCGGCAGCGGATATCTTTGATCTGCGTTTCGCGCAATCAGCTGATGTTATGTACATCGTGCATCCAAGCTATCCAATTCGGCAGCTAACACGCACGGGTCACAATTCCTGGGCCTTTAACACGTTCACTGTAGTAGGAACGCCAAGCCCTAACATCAACAATGCGACCGATAACTATCCCAGCGTTGTGTCGTTCTTTGAGCAACGCCTTGTTTTTGGAAACACTAACAATAACCCCCAGACATTGTGGTTTAGCAAAAACGGCGACTATACGAATTTCACAACGGGTACAGCGGATGATGATGCGCTGGTCTACACAATTGCGGCCAACCAGGTAAACGCAATCCGGTATCTCTCTGCAACGCGCGTGCTAACGGTAGGAACGTCTGGCGGTGAATATGTGGTCACTGCATCAAATGATGGGCCGGTGACACCGACTACAACTCTTATACGCAAGTACAGCAACTATGGATCAGCCGGTATCGAGCCTGCCCAGGTCGCCGATGTGACGCTGTTTGTGCAGCGGGGCAAGCGCAAGGTGCGTGAGTTTAAATATGTCGGTGAGGTCAACACAGCGGCTTACCAGGCACCGGAGATGACGATCGTGGCAGAACACATAACTGAGGGTGGTCTAACGCAGTTTGCGTATCAACAGGAGCCAGACTCCGTTGTCTGGGCCACACGCACAGATG